ATCTGTGGCATATACCCCAAGAAAGAAATTAACTGGTTCACCGTTGCGCAAGCAGTTACTAAAGGAGTCGAGCCTAAAGACTTAGCCAATTACACAGGTTCGTTTGTAGTAAACCTAGTGGGTGGTGCATGTGAGCAAGAAGGCAAAGTATATGAGCCCATGCAGATTGAGAACGGTGGCACAGGCTTTATGTTAATCAAGCGTGAAGTATTTGAATCGCTCAAAGACAAAGTGCCAACCTACACCAACGATATGTTTCTTGCCATTGACGCTAACCCTGTGAAGAAAGTTATCCATGAATTTTTTGCTACTAGTATCGACGAAGAAACCAATCGTTTGCTTTCGGAGGATTATCACTTTTGCAAATTGGCTAGACAACATGGCTTTAAAGTTTATGCGGCGCCTTGGGTTAACTTAGTACATACAGGCACTTACAACTTTAGCGGTCAACTGCCAAGGAATTAAAGTGATTGAATACACTTGGTCTTACTCAAGCTTAGACCTCTTTAAGCAATGCCCCCATAAGTATTATCGTTTGCGGGTAGCCAAGGACATTAAGGAACCTGAGTCTGATGCCATGCGGTATGGCAAGGAAGTCCACAAAGCTGCGGAAGACTTTATTAGGGATGGTATTGCCGTGCCTGAGAAGTATGCATTTATGCGTGAGCTACTTGAGCCAGTCCGTAAGATCACAGGACAACATCTTTGTGAGTATCGTTTAGGATTGACCCGGGCCCTGGAACCTTGTGAGTTCTTTGGTAAAGATGTTTGGTGGCGTGGCATCCCTGACTTTTTAGCTATAGATGGAAAGAAGGCTACCCTGCTGGACTACAAGACGGGTAAGAGTTCCAAGTATGCGGATACTAAGCAGTTAGATTTGCTTGCCCTAGCCATATTTAAGCACTTCCCCGAGGTCGAAACCATCAAGGCGGGTCTGCTATTCGTGGTGGCAAATGACTTTATTAAGACCAAATATGAGCGTGCCGAGCATGAGAAAACATGGGTGCAATGGCTAGAAGATACGCACCGACTTGAGAAAGCGTACGAGGTAAACGTTTGGAACCCCAAGCCTAACTTCAGTTGCAAGGCATGGTGCGTGGTTAAAGACTGCATTCACAACGGGAAAGGAAGTTACAGATGAGCCTTGATATTCAATACAGTGAATCGTTGAAAGAGGGAGAAGGGTATTTTCATGACATTAGGTACACCAACGATCATTATGGTGGTAATCAAAACGAAATGACGTTTACTATTGATAATCAGTGCGGTAATGATATTGAAATAGAGTTTGAGTCTGATGGTAAAGAATACCTGTGTATTGTCAAGAAAGTAAAGGTACGGCTAAAGGGCGAAATAGAACATGGCGAGTTTCTTAGATCGTTGCAAATGATCCTCGAAGCTGAGAAAATAAGTGAATTATTAGGGAGGTAATCGTGCCTTACAAAAACAAAGAAGATCGTAACTACAAACGGGAGTACGAGACTTATCAGGGGAAACCCGAACAGATTAAGAATCGTGCCTCACGTAATAAAGCCCGTGCAACCCTAGCCAAAGATGGCAAAGTAACAAAGGGTGATGGCAAGGACGTACACCACGTAAAAGCTATTGACAAGGGTGGTAGCAACAAGGATGGACTTAAGGCGGTACCTGCATCTACAAATCGTTCGTTTAAACGAGATGCAAAAAAGAATTTGGTTTCAGAAATAAGTAAGCGCGAACGCAAAAAGACTTGACAAAGTTTTAAGTAGTACTAGAATTAAAACGTGGATCAAAACTTCGGTTTTGGTCTACACCCTATTGGGAAGAGTAGAGTGCAAATAATAGATAACAAGGCTCTCCTGTTAAGGATTAAAGAGCCGCAACGCATTACAACAGTAATTCCTAAATCGAAGATACTAGATTCGGGGGAAGTGCTCGTCAAGTGGGGGCTGGAAGAAGCCCAAGTATTAAAGAACTTACACATCAAGAACGTGCCATCTCCCATTGAGGCGCACTACGACTGGCCTGGGTTATACAAGCCGTTCGACCATCAGAAAACAACTGCATCGTTCTTAACCTTGCACCGTCGGGCTTTCTGTTTTAACGAACAAGGCACAGGTAAGACATCGTCTGTAATTTGGGCTGCCGACTATTTGATGACCCTCGGTGTTATTAAAAGGGTCTTGGTGCTATGCCCGTTGTCTATCATGCAGTCGGCTTGGGAGAACGACCTCTTTAAGTTTGCTATGCATCGCAGTTGCGCCATAGCCCATAGTTACTCAAAAGAAAAAAGGATTGAGGCTGCCAACAGTTCGGCTGAGTTTGTGATTTGTAACTACGACGGGCTAGAAATTATTAAGGACTGTGTAGAGAACTTCGACCTGATTGTGATTGACGAGGCAAATGCGTACAAGAACGTAGCCACTAAACGTTGGAAGACACTTAATACTTCGCTACGCCCTACCATGTGGGTATGGATGCTGACAGGTACACCCGCTTCTCAGTCGCCTACTGATGCATACGGACTAGCCAAGATTATCAACCCGTCGGGTGTGCCCAAGTTCTTTGGTGCTTTTAGGGACATGGTAATGCAACGCATTACAACATTTAAGTGGATACCCAAAATTAGTTCTGAGAATACTGTGCATGAGGTGCTACAACCAGCAATACGTTTCACCAAAGAGGAATGCCTAGACTTACCAGACATGACCTACGTGACTCGTGAAGTACCGCTTACAACACAACAGCTAAAGTATTACGAGAGTTTACGTAAAAACATGTTGACCGTAGCGGCAGGGGAAGAAATATCAACAGTAAATGCTGCGGCTAATTTAAACAAGCTTCTTCAGTTATCTTGCGGTGCAGTATATTCGGATAGTGGAGAGATCGTAGCGTTTGATGCTAAGTCTAGGATGACTGCGTTGCTTGAGGTTATTGAGGAAGCAAGCCACAAAGTTATTGTGTTCGCACCGTTTAGACATGCCATCGACATCATTGCAGAAGAATTAAAAAACAACGGTATTACTTCGGAGACCATACACGGCGGGATAAGCGCAACCAAACGCACCGAGATATTTGCTAGGTTCCAAACAGAGGACACCCCGCAAGTCCTTGTAATACAACCGCAAGCGGCGGCGCATGGAGTTACGTTACACGCTGCTAACGTTGTAGTTTGGTGGGGTCCGATCACATCCATAGAAACATATTTGCAGGCGAACGCACGTGTTCACCGGGCCGGTCAGCGTAACCCTTGCACCGTAGTTCACATTCAGGGTTCACCCGTAGAGAGAAGAATCTACAAGATGTTGTCAGAGAAGGTTGATATTCATGCACGACTAATCGACCTATATAAAAATATTGTGCAAGGTACTTGACAAAGTACAAATTAGTATTAATATAGTAGTTATAAATATAAAGGAGTGCTTAATGAGTGAAGTAAATGCCGAAAGGCTCGCCAAGATTTACACAAAAATTCGTGCTAAACGTCTTGAGTTAGAAAAAGAAGTAAGCGAATTGCAAGAGCAACAAGACCTAGTTGCCAAAGAAATACTAGAGTTGTGCAAGGAACAAGGTGTACAAACCATGCGTACGGAATACGGTACGATTTCAATGCGCACAACAAAAAGATATTGGACTAACGATTGGCAGTCCATGTACAACTTCATCAAGGAACATGATGCGTTTGCGTTGCTACATCAACGGATTAACACAACCAACATGAATCAGTTCTTAGAAGAAAACCCCGATCTACATCCGCCGGGGCTAAATGCGGATGCAACACAAACTATTGCAATTGTCAAAAGATAGGAGTAGTTATGAAAAGAGTGCTAGTAGGATTTTTATCTCTTGCTTTTGCCACTGCGGTCTATGCTAACTGTCGCACACAAACCATCACAACTGCGGATGGTAGATTTGTCGTATGCACAGTATGTTGTGACCAATGGGGTAACTGCAATACAACTTGTTTTTAATTTTAGAGGAGCAATAAATGAGCAATGAATTATCTGTATTAGGTTCGGGTCTACCTAGCTATTTGAAAGAAACCCAGTTAGACGATACAACCAAAGCCCTGATGGGTGGCGGTGGTACAGGTGGTATGAAGCGTATCTCTATCAAAGGCGGTGTATGGCGCATGATGGTTAACGGCAAAGAAGTAGCAAAGAACGAAGACCGTGCGATGAACGTAGTTATCGTAGCCGCTTCACCAAAAGTATCCCGTACGTTCTATGCCAAGACCTACGTAGAGGGCGAAGTAACTGCACCTGACTGCTGGTCTGCTGATGGCGAAGTGCCAAGCCCAAAGTCTGAGAACCCACAATCCAAGCGTTGCGTGGACTGCCCACAAAATGCCAAGGGTTCAGGTCAAGGTGATAGCCGTGCTTGCCGTTATAGCCAGCGTTTGGCAGTTGTATTAGCCAATGATGTTGGTGGTGAGATCCTTCAGTTAACCTTGCCAGCGTCATCTATTTTCGGTGCAGGCGAGCCAGGCAAATGGCCTTTGCAGACTTATGCCAAGATGATTGGTAGTAAGGGTGTGCCCATCACTGCGGTTGTAACTGAGATGCGTTTTGATACAGATAGCGCAACACCTAAGTTGGCTTTCAAACCAGTACGTGTATTGGATGCAGAAGAGCACGCGGTTGCAATCGAGCAAGGACAGTCCGCTGCGGCTAAGTCGGCTATTACTATGACGGTTGCAGAGATGGACAATGCCAAGCCACCTGCTAAATTAGAAGCTAAAGCAGAAGCAAAGGTAGAATCTGTGGCTGTGGAAGTCGAGGCAGTTGAAGAACCTACTAAGCGTACGGCAAAGAAGGAAGAAGCCCCTGCTCCTAAGAAAGACATCTCCAAGCTGTTGACCGAATGGGATGACGCATAATGCCAAAGGGATATTCGCTTCTGATGGCGGATGAGATCAAATCTGCCGACTCCCAGCTATTGGGGGTTCAACTAGGTAGGGTTTGTATTAATAAGGATATACCCGTATCTGACGTAGCGAGTTTCTTTGGAGTAAGCCGAATGACTGTATATTCTTGGTTTCGAGGTAAATCTATAGTCTCTGGCAAACACGCTGAGAAGATGAAAAAACTAGTTGATAAATTGAAATAAGCTTATGAGGGGGGCTAGGTTAGCTACCGAAAAGGGTGTATGCCGTCACACCCCTGCCCATTCCTTTTTATAACAACGACGGCCCATATAGGACGGCTATGCTTTCGAGGACAGAGTTTCTTTCTTTAGTACTACCACCCCTACAGGAAGGGGAGAATTACTGCGTATGGGGCAACGATTCCCAAGGCAATATAAGACAGAAGTTTGTTAGCAGCATTGAAGAGATCAGTGCTAGAGCAGACAAGCTACTAGAAGACAACTACAACGCATTCTTTGCGCTGGCTAAATTCGGTTCTGCCGATCAAGGGCGGTATGCAACCAATGCGCTAGAACTAAAATCTTTCTTTATTGATTTGGATTGTGGAGAAGACAAACCATATGCAACGCTAGACGACGGGCTAGTGGCATTACGTCAGTTCTGCAAGACCACAGGCTTACCAAAACCTACCATCATCCAGTCTGGACGTGGTGCACACGTGTACTGGATTCTAGACAAAGCAATTACTAGGCAGGAGTGGAAGCCCTTTGCTGAACGACTCAAGGCTTTATCGGTAGAAAACCAGTTTCATATTGACGCTGCCGTACCTGCGGATCCAGCCCGAATTTTACGGATTCCTGAAACGATGCATTTGAAGGACATACTTAATCCTTTACCAGTGCAGATTTTGTACGTAGCACCAGCCGTATCACTTAGTGCTATAGAAGGAATCCTAAAGCCAACGGACGACATCCTTAAGGCTATTCAAAAGTCTGAGTTCAAGCGCCCCATGGATGCGGTAACGATGGCGCTGATGGGTAGCAGTCAGTCACGGTTTAAGACCATCATGGTCAAATCCATTGAGGGTACTGGGTGCAATCAACTGTTGCATATCTACGAGAACCAAACTACGATAGAAGAACCTCTTTGGCGAGCAGGGCTATCTATTGCCCATCAATGCGTGGACAGGGAAAAAGCAATTCACAATCTGTCTAAGAATCACCCCGAGTACAACGCACAAGATACTGATAGGAAAGCCAATGAGACCAAGGGCCCATACACCTGTGAAACGTTCAAGAAGCTAAACCCCAGCGGGTGTGAGGGTTGCGCCCACAAATTTACCTCACCGATTCAGCTTGGCAAAGAGATTATTGAAGCCGAGGAAGAGCAACAGGTAATGGAGGTTGAGCCAATTACCAAGGAACTCAAGACCTACACTATCCCTAAGTACCCATACCCATTCTTTAGGGGCAAGTCAGGCGGTATCTTTGTGCACAAAAAGTCCAAGGAAGACGACGAAGAGTTTGACGATTTGATCTACCCATATGATTTTTATGTGGTTAAACGGATGGCTGACCCTGACCACGGCGAGACCATACTGCTTAGATTGCACCTGCCCAAAGACGGAGTGCGTGAGTTCATCATGCCTTTAACTGCGGTGCTGGCTAAAGAGAAATTCAGAGACACAGTTGCCTCGTACGGCGTGACTGTATTAGGTAAAAAACAGGACGAACTTATGTCATATGTAACCAAGTGGGTAGAAGAATTGCAGCTTACATCGGGGGCGGAACAAGCCCACAAACAGTTTGGTTGGTTAGAAAACGATAGCGGTATTATTGTTGGCGACAGAGAAATCCGTGCAACAGAAGTTGCATACAGCCCACCATCTGCACCGACACTACCACTTGCACCTTTGTTCCAGCCAAAAGGAGATTTTCATGTTTGGAAAGATGTTATCAACGCTTACTCGAGAGAAGGCATGGAAGCTAGGGCGTTTGCTTTTTTCATGGGCTTTGGCTCTCTTCTTATGCGCTTTACTAATCTTGACGGTTTTCTCCTTAATCTACTTAGTAGGGAAAGCGGTAGTGGCAAAACCACCGTCTTACATGCAATCAATTCCATATATGGTCGCCCAAAGGAATTACTCATGTCACCTAAAGACACTTACAACTCTAGGATGCAGCGACTCGGCACCATGCAAAGCTTGTGCGCCACGCTAGACGAAATAACCAATATGCCTCCTGAGCAAATGTCCAATCAGGTATACGACGTAACGTCAGGCAGGGGCAAGAACCGTATGAAGTCGCAGGAAAATGCCGAGCGTCTGAACCATGCCAAGTGGTCTTTGGGTTTAGTAAGTTCATCTAACAGGTCCGTAACTGATTCACTGCTATCTATAAAGAGCTTTCCAGAAGGCGAACTAATGCGTATCTTGGAGCCCCATGTAAAGCCTGACCCATACGATGACCCAACTTGGTCTAAGCAACACTTCGGACGGTTAATGAGTAACTACGGACACGCTATCGAGCCGTATGCCCAAGCCTTAGTTGGTCAGTTGCCCATGGTTTTAGCAAAGATGGCAGAGATCCAAGCCAAGGTAGATGCCCACGCAGAGATTAGAAGTACTGAGCGGTATTGGTCTGCTATGGCAACGATTGCTATTACGGGGGGTACGGTAGCCAAGACCCTAGGACTGCATGACATTAAGATTCAACCTGTATTTGACTACGGTATAAACCTAATTAAAGAGACTCGCCTACGTAACCGTGAGTATATGTTTGATAGCGATGACTATTTGGGTGGCTTTTTGCAACGTCACTTCAATGAGACCTTGGTTATTAACGGCAACCGTGATGGTCGTACTGGGCTGGAGCATGGTCCCATCCGTGAACCTAAAGGTGCTTTGACGATTCGCTATGAGCCTGACACCAAGATTATTTATATCGTCGTTAAGAGCTTTAGAGACGACTGCGTCAAGAACCAAGCTAACTTTGAGGAATCTTTAATCCCATACCGCAAGAGCGGGGCTTTATTGGGGACGAAGAAAAAGCGCATGACCGCAGGAACTGTGGCTAATACTCAAGCCGCCGTAAATGCCTTGTGGTTTGATACAACAAAACTAGAATTTTTTAATGAGAACGTGCTTCTAAATGCTGACAATTCTGAACCTTCCGCTGCTGATTCAGTGGGAGAAGTTTAAACCCGGCACCTCTTTCTTTGTGCCCTGTATAGACCGACGTCTTACCCAACGGTTTGTAGAGACAGAGGCTACTCGGCTTGGAATTAAAGTGCTTTGCAAACAGGTAGTGGAGAAGGGCAAGTACGGTTTACGAGTCTGGAGACTTGATGATATACTCTGACCCAAGCACTCTTCTCTTGTCTCCTCAGACATACAGAAGCTTAGGCCCCTGCCAGTCAGGGGTCTTTTTTTAATCTTCGTCGTTGAAGAACTTCTCTTCGATTTCAGCTTTTCTGTTGCGGCTAAACGTTACACCGTTAATCATGCTCTTTTCCGCAGCTTGACGGGCTTTCTGAGACCTGCTTAAAGTATCGCCTGTGATCCTGTCTTTTGGATTTGTACGCTTAGAGTTAAAGGCTTCTATCTCTTCTCTGGTTTCTGCCATCAAATCAGAATCACCCGCAGTCCGTGCCATGTCGTACTTGTTAAGTAGGCGTTGTTTACGCTGGGCTACCTCTCGGTCATAGCCTTTTGCAGCAGACGTCTTTTCGTAGGTAGAAGACAGAGAAGCGGGGGAGAAGCCAATAATCTGCATGAGGCTGTTATATGCGCCAATATCTTCTTCGATTGGATCACCCTTCAAAGTCACGGCACCTTCAGACATATATCGCATACCCTTCATGCCGTTACGTACCCAGCTAGGAACCAGCGACTCAATACCACGCATAGCTTGACCTTCATTCATGGCTTTAATACCACGCTCAGCGCCAATTAAGTACGAGCCAGCAGGACCAAATGCGTTCTTCATGGCGGACAATACATATCCGTGCTCAGCAATACCACGTGGGTCATCACGGAAGATTAGATCTTGAGCCACTCCGGTACGGTTGGCTATCTCAAGATTGGTGAAGAAGTTTGTAGGACCCTTGTAAAGCAGCTCACCAAAGAAGTCACGCATCTCTTCGTCAAAGTTAAATGGCTCGTCATCGTCACCAAACAAGGCATTAAGCATCTGCGCTACGGTTTCTGCAAAGCCAAAGAACGGCAGTCCCTTAACCCCAGCAAAAGCGCCAGCCATGCCGTATATACCAAGAAGTTGTCGTTGTGCAATGCGGCGAATCTCTGGGCTTTCTCCTTTAAATGCCTGATGGAAAGAACGAGCCACAACAAATGCGCTGTTCCATACAAATGACTTAAAGGTAAAGAACACACGACCTACTGGAGACTGCATGTACTTAGGGGCAGTTACCGCCATACCCGAAGTATTGATGTCCTTAACAGTAGTAACTGCGTATTTAATTGCATCCGCCTCACTCATACCCTGTGCACGAGCCAAGTCAAAAGCAGCTACGGCAGTTACCCCACGGTTGTAGCGTTCGGTGGCGGAGAACGGAATAGATAAGGTATCAAGAATCTTAGCCTTTAACCCAACATAATCTCCCGTTGTCATACGGCGGGCTTCAAGAACCTCACGAGCCATGGTGTGCTCAAACTGAGCGTGATCCATTAAAGACTGGTACAAGGCTTTGTATTTAGGATTCTTATCCAGTCCGTTGGCAACTACTTTACCCGCTGCAAGCATGGCGGAACTAGCTTTATCAAAGCCAAACTTAGCCCCTAAGATAGGCCAAGAGAACATTGGCAACGT